GTGGGGATGCACTGCGGTAAACGCCCGGATTGTCCGAAAGGTCGGCCAACCGGAAGAATACTGGATCCCCACCAGGTGGTATGTACCACCAAAACAGGCTCTATTAGGGCCTGACCCAACGGAGTTTAAGTGCAACTGCTCCGTACAGTGCAGATCGCTCTAAATGACGAGGATCCTCTTCAATCACGAAAGTGAAGGAAGTAAGATCAACGTCCCGAAGAACGTTCCTGATATCGGAACTAGTCTTACGACTAGCCAATTTTAGTAACGACTTCGTGAGCGCGGCGTAACCCGACAGTTTATCAATGCGGTAAACTGGGGAGGGAATCCAAGCTCTTATTTCCGGAGCATGGAATTTCCTATTAAACCTCTTTCGAGGTCTAACGGATCCCAACCGATAATTACGCCCAAGTCCAGCCGAATTCTCAGATACTTCCGGATATATTCGGAGTATCTTCTCGCATCGTTGATGCAAGAATTCTGCAGTACGAATGTAACCCTTTCGAAAGAACTGGTTACCTGTACTGGACCATGAGAGAAGCGATTGGACATGTTGCTTGTTCTCAGGAGGCACTTGTCTTACGTACACGGGTGTTACCCGTGTTCCAGCAAATGCGTCTGTTCCACAAGACTCTCTAAACATTCCTGAATAGAAAGTCTTAGAACTATTTACCTTACAATTGTATTTTTGTAAGTAATCGAGAACAATACCCGCTGCGTCTGAAGGAACGATAATATCGTCCCCATAGACGTGGACAGTCCTACTAACAGTAAAAACGTTAGTGGACGACACAGGGAGGTTGTGAAATTCCAAAAGAGCCGCTACACATATAGTGTAGAAATACATCGACTCAATCGGAAAACACAGAGCTGATCCCATAGAGGCAAATTTACGCAATGGCGAGATTAATCTCCCGTCAGGCAAAATTGCCGAAGTCGATCTACATGCGTCGATTGCACCCTGAAAATCAGGATACGCACGAAACATATCTAGTGCAAGATCTCGAGGAACTCGATCACTTGCATCAGATAAGTCAATCGTTGCTAATTGACCAGAGATAGACGAATTCAAAGCTAACCGTTGATTTACGGATTGGTCACGGAAATTAACATGACCAGCCGCCATAACGGAATTTTCGATCATATCGTAAATGATAGATCGAAGAGCTTGCTGTGCATATTGCATGCACACAGGCTCGATAGCTATGATCCTGGGACCCTTCAGCGTCTTGGGAACAGGAGTAACCCTAACAGGATACTCTTGATCCTTGGTAAGGAGCGTTACATGCTCGACTTCCTCAGATTGAAATGCACTACTTACGTATGCGGTTTCAAAAAGAGGGAAATAATTGTCGAGACGCTCGTACCAGCTACGATGGACATATTTGCCGTTTCCGGCAATACGATCCGCGGTAGCTCCGGGACCGTGTTTAGGTAATAAGACGCAATCACGTAAGCGATATACGTCATTATCCCATAACACAGAAGATACCAACCGAAATCGTTTGGCATCTTCATCCGGAATGATAGACTCACTGAGGGAACGCTCGATATTGGCGAAGTTATCAAACGCTTCTTGGACCCTGTTAGGGGAACAAGAAAGTTCAAGTTTCTTGAAGGTAAGGCAGATCTGCCTGACCGAATCAACAACTTGAGCAAGTTTGACAATAATAGTGTCGTCATAAATCCTCCCTGTCTCACGGTCGAACAGCTGACTAACCATACCTTGCAAAAACGCAGGGATTGGCCCCCGGAATCGAAATCCACGGAAGTGGGTACTTTTCCAGGAAGAGTCAAATTTTCCATGCGCTAAGGCTAATTCAAAGCCCTTAGCAAACATGGGAAGAGTTATCGTGAGAAACGATAATCCTTCATGTTCGACCCGTGATCTTATTGTTTTAAGATCACGTAAATCTGAGACATCAGCAGGACACATGGCACATGCATCTAAATAGATGCTGTGTACCATCTCTAGGTAGTCACTTACGTTGCTTTTCAAGGGAGCCTCCTAAACTGGGGGTCTTCCTTCAAGCCATCGTAGTCTGCCTACTGATGCCCTTAAAAAGGCATCAGAGCTAACTGACACCTCAATTCAAGGACTATGATAATCATAGTTCCACAAGGGATTTTCGCACACTATCATCCAAATTTAATGGATGATCTGGATTTGAATCAGCGTCAAGCATGGCAGAAGCCAAATGCTTGATAGGCTGAGTCGAAAAGGTATCCGGGTTTTCCAACCCGATTACCTGATTATCCACAAGAGTGTCTAATACCGAATGACCAATGTCTATCCATTTGTTGTACTTATTAGGTACGACAGGCCGCGCTAATGCGAGGCCAAGAGAGACAAGGGACATAATGGTAATGTAACGATTCTTTTTAGAATCGCTAGCGACAGAAACTGGAGGAGGGGAAGGCATTAGCTTTCACCTCCATTGAGTTTCTTAATTCCCGCATTTGTGCTAGCTGTCAACGAGCCGAAAAGGCAAGTCGCCAGATTAACACAATCAGTTTCGGAAAAGCCCGAAACAGGACGGTCGTACACGACGTACATGTTGTGATTCTCTAAAACTGAATCAGCATTCACGTCGACGTTCCGATCGATACGATACATACTACGTGTCCGTAATTTGGCCACGGTGTGTGAAATCGTAACGACAATGGAACCATCAGCAGTCTGATAAATGGCCTTACGGCCAGACTGACTGATGCGTGGGGCCGTCTGCGCAACGGAATTGTAAGTCAAGTTAGCTAAAGGATCAGCAAACATAAATGGTTGACCTCCAAAGAGAAATATGGAGTGACACCATCCCAACGCCCGCTTTTCCAAAGGCGAACGCTGTTCTAAGGAGATGGTTAGATATACTACGGGATTGGTTAAAAACTTCGCGAAAACGAAACGTTTTTCGCGAGACCCAAAGCACCGAGTATTGACCATTGGGTGGCAGAAAGATCGCCACCAAGGACAAAACCGTAAGGACTATCTGCACTTCTACGCTGTTTTACGTCGTAAGAACGCGTAAATTGAACAGTTTGCGCACCCTGAGAGAAATTAATAGTATGAAAACTATTGATTACCCTCTGTTTATGGTGCATGAGGTACAGATATTTGGTCACAAGGCCATCAATGTTGATAGCGTCGGATCTTTCTATGATTTTTCC